CCACCTGATACTGGGACAATATATGCCATTTGAAAATCTCCTTAATATGTAGGCTCTCGCCTTACTTTTATTTATCTTTTGGAGATAAAATTAAGGGTCAGGCAATCAGTTCAGGATTGTTTAGTGCACGATTGCCAGCTGAGAATCCAAATCTATTGACCAGTTTTGCGCGGCCTGCAGGAGTTGCTAGTACCCATCCTTCTTGCCCTGGCTGTTGGCGATCCAGTTGTTGTAGCAAATCGCTTTTGAGATCATGCAGGCCTAAAAATGCAGTAAAGGCTGCACTGACACCGTCCATGTTGCTTCTTGGACTCTGCAAATATTCTACTATGTTGTTGAATTTTCTAGGTGTCACATTGGCCTTTAACCAGTCGCCAAATCCAGGCAACAAATTGTTGAAGTTTGTGGTGATTCTTGAATTGATATAACGTTTGCACAGTGCTGGTAGATCAGTTATGCCATGACTGCGAAGATCTATTGGGCTAAACAATTGATCAATTGCTGGGCCTTTTTCTTTCAATAACTGCTTGAGTTCTGCAACCAACTTAGCATTGGGTTTTACGTTTTGTATTTCTTTTACATTAGGAGTTATCAGCAACAGTCCAGGTACCGGGCGTAGTTTGACATCTCCCAAGGGCTCTGCAGGACTTGTTGGGTCAGCAATCTTGGTGTGTATAGCCACACCCACTTCACTGTTACCAATTTGTTGTCCAAGATTGCTGTTTGCAGGAATTTTATATTCAATGAAGTTGGGCCTGAACACATATGCGCCTGCTATTTCTGGTGGAGTTTGTGTGTACAACAAATCGCCTTGGATGTATCCTCGGAAGTTAGCTGGTACTGCGGCACTCAACAAGGGCCACAGTTTCACATAGATAGCAATTAGATCGCCACGTTCTCCACCACGCTGATTCATGATTTTGGCAATTTGTTCTGGGCTGGTGGCCAGGCCATCGTAACCTTTGGCCAGGAATCCAGACTTGTCTGTGAGCACAAACTCTCCAGTGGGTTTGCGTCCAAATATGATAGCAGGTTTGCCATCCCATTTTACAGTGGTAGTGCTGGCAGTATCTGCAGCTGCATCTGCTATGATTTGCAGTGCTTCTCGTATGCCGCGACTGCCTTTTTCAAACACCAGGTCTTCAAGATGTTCAATACGTACATCTTTGGCAGATTCTACTAGAGGTCTCATGCCTTGATTTACAATACGATCTCTTAATCTTGCCAAGAAGTTTGTGTCTGATTCACCACGAGTTTCAAAAAATGGTACACCTTGATTGGCAAAATGTTCTCGGGCATCTGCTAGTTTGGCATCACGTTTGGGATCGTTAGCTAATGCTTGTATGATTGTTTCCACACTGTACAAATCATCTCGGGTAGCAGATTTGTTCAACAACAGTTTGGCAACTTTGTCAGGATCATCTGTGATCACTTGATTAGTAGCACGGTCAGCAATGCCCGCAATTTGATTCAGTTTGTAGCCCATGCTTTTGGCCATGCTATTCATCAACACATTACGATCAACGCCTTTGTACTCTGAGTTGGCAGGAGCAGTCAGTACAAACTTTGACCATGGTACATTTTTCAAGAACATGAAATCAGTCTGTACATAACCTTTGTTGGGATTACCTACTATGGGTGTTTTAAAATGCACCGCAGTACCGGTTTTTCGTATGTAGTCTTCGGGTTTGAATCCATGACTTTGTACCCACTGCGATAATCTGTGTACCAATTGTTCTTTGGTGACCAAATTGGCATCTACTGCTACATCCAAATCACCTGATGTGGGTTTGAGGCCTGTGCTGCCCAGTGTGTTGTTTTGTAGATCCAGGCCTGGCAACATTTGATCTAGCCAGGCCAAGGTAGGTTTTACATCAGTCTGATTGATACGTTGTGTCAGGGCGCGGCCGTCGCCATCTTTGAATACATTGCCGCCTTCAAATATGTTCATATGGGTGTCATCCCCAAGGTCATTAATAGTGCATCAACCTGAGGATTGTTGGTACGCTTGAATGTTTTGTCACCACTGTTGATTCGCAACATTTGACCTATCTGTTGCATTTGTGCAGGAGTGACTCCTAGCGCACGTAATCTTTGTTGCATGACTGGTTTTACGGCTGCGGCACTGGCTATACTGCTAGTGCGTGCTTGAGGATTTTTGTTTCTAATAGATTGGGCAACAGCTTGTACTCCAGCCACCGCTACTTGAAAATATTTTGCCACTGCTTGAGCTTGTTGCGGAGTGCCTCTGGCATTTACAATTTGTTCCAAAGCAGTGTTCAATTCAGTGTCAATACCCGGTAGTTCTCTAACATCATCCATTTCTATTGTTTCGCCAGTGGTTGATTCTGGTGTTTTGAGATGGTTGTCGCTCCAGGATATAAAAGCATCTGCGTACTGATCTTCATCTGGCGATACAGCTTCATTAATGGCGCCTTGACGTCTTAGTGCCGCAATGGTGCTGGCATTTTTTGGATCGTTAGGATCTAATTTTTGTCCACCAATGCTGATAAGCTGATTTGAAGCTGGTGTTTTCAATGAAGTAGTTGTAACTGTGCTAGGGGTGCCAGTGAGTTGTGCGGCGCCTGCTGCACCATAGTTAGGTGTTGATGTGGTTTTTGGTGCAGGAGCGGGTGTGCTGGCAATGACAGTTGGTTCAGCTTTGGCCCAGGCCGAGACCAGACTTTGAATATATTGTTTGACTGCAGGATCTGTCTGAACTTTTTTGAGTTTGTCTTGCCAGTCAGCCGACGGTGCTTGATACTGGGGGCCAAATCCTTGCTTGCTTAATTTTTGAGAGGCGGCTTGTGCAGTTGATGCATAGCTGGGTGCTTTACCAAAAATACCAGTGGATCTATCGTAGGCTCTAGTGGCAGGATTGTTTGTGACTGCTGATGCAGCTGAACTGGCGGCACTTTTGACTGCTGGTGCAACTGCTGACGCAGTCTTGTTATAGACATTTTTAGCCCCGGTTGCAGCAGACCCAGCAACATTTTTTATGTTTTTGCCAGCCTGTTTAACTCCTCGTATGATTTCTTGGTCAGTTGGTATCATACCTTTGATAGTATTGCCCATTGTGCCTGTTTTGTTTTTAAGACTGTCCATGAACCCTTCGTTCAATGGGTGTTGTGTTAGTTCATGAATTTGCATCTGTGCGTCTCACTTGACGTGTAAATTTGCCAGGATCTCTCAGTCGAATCGCATTAATTAACTTACGTTGTAAATTATCTGCTTGTTCTGGTGTATAACTAGAGTCTATTTGTTCTAGTAATCTTATGGCACTGGTAATGATATTGGTAGCACGATTTTCAATCACATGACGTTGGTCACGCTCAATGTACATTGCATCCAACTCTTCCAAAAGACTGCGTGTTTTTTTTTGCATTTTATACCAGAACCTTTGGATTATTTATTGATTTTTTTGGTTTGGTGTGCTAAGTTATACTCCGCATACATCATTGCATATTACTAATCGTCCCTGACTGAATGTAGGAATATTCCAAGTTTTTTCAATGCCAGCAAACCAACATATGCAGTGTGCCAAATCATATTTCAATGCATTATTTTCGTGTACCATGTGTTTGAATTGTGCATTGGCCGCGGCATGGTAGTTACCGTGTCCGTATTTATGTGGATTGAAGCCAAGAAAACAACAAGGATACACATCGCCGGTGCTCGAAACATAAATTTGTTTGGTTTTTTTAACTGCACAAGATATTGGCTTTTCAACTCTATCCACTATGATATCTTCTAATAGAACTTCGTCTGTGGTTCGAGTTTTCCATAGTTTATCAAAATGCACTTCAACTGGAGTACCAATGATTCCTGAGAGTTGTTTATTTTTATCAAAGATTGGCGATTGATTTCTTCCTGTGTCCACTAATTCAAATTTTTTGAATCCCATATGTGCACTGATTTTTTCAGCAAGTTTTTGCTGGTGTTTATTGTGATCAAAATCAATCATTTTCCATATTGCCTGGCCGCCAGCGGCAATGAAAATTTCAGCATTTTTTACAACTGTATGATAAGATGTATTTTGTCTATATATTGAATGAGTATCTTCAAGACCATCAATACAGAATGCTACAATAACATCAAGTCTGGCCAATTCTTGCCAGTAATCCAGATTTCTCGCTCCTGCATTTGTACTCATGCTGATTTTTACTGTGCTTGAGCATTGTCTAAAATACCTAATAATATCAATGGTTTCTGGATTCATAACTGCATCTCCAAAATTACCATTGATCAGTATTGTTGATAACTGAGCCACAAATGATTGACAAAATATTTGTTTGGCCTCATACAATGTCATGTTATGTTCAATGTATCCATCATTGTAAGGATAACCATAAAAATTCCTTGGACATAGTGGACAATTGGCATTGCACTTTGAACTTATTTCCAAATGCAATCCAGAGATTTCAGACAAGGTATACATTATGTTGTTTTAATTTTGCCCAACAACTGTTTGAGTTTGGCACTATTGACATCAGCAGTTACTTTGCCAACATCGTCGGGTTCACTAGACTCGGCTACTCGACTTTGTGTTTTGATACTGTCATATATGCTGGGTTTCTTTACAAAGCCTCCAGAATTTTCGTCAGATGATTCTCCTGAGTCAGTGATTCTCATGGTTTCAATATTGTATTCTAAGTCAATTTTCTGTCCCACACCTGTACTGCTACGACTTTTCATGCACTGAATTTGATAGCGACCACGTTCTTTCATGGCTCTGGAAGTAAAAATACCAAATACATTGTCAGCTGTGTTAATTTTACTGATACCACCAGAAATATGACTGTGGTCAAATTCCACTTCTTCCACTGCTGACCTATTCAACTGACTAGCGGTGACAAATAAAACATTGAGTTCTTTGGCCAAATTGCGTAGTTCTTCGCTCACATACTTGTCTTTGACAAACAGGTCATTGGGACTAACTTTGGCACTCACTGGCATCAATAAATCCAAATAGTCAACCATGATAAAGTCTACTCTGAGTCCAGTTTGTATTTGTACTTCTTTGATATAACTTCTAATGTCGTTGATATTGCTTTGTGCCGGCAGTGCTTTGACTCTGTACTGACCGGATTTTTTGGCCATCATTTTCACTTTGAGTTCAGTGGTATCAATGTCTTTGCGTATTTCTTTGGTGCCCATGTTGGTCAGCATGGCATCTGTTCTAAGTGCACACAAATCTTCACTGAGTTCTAGACTCACATATACACCACTGAGACCTTGTTGTAACCAATTCAGTGCAATATTCATCATCACAAGACTTTTGCCGGATCCAGATCCGCCGGCAAAAATATTTAATTCACCACGACTGAACCCGCCGTACAACAACCTATCCATCTGTGGCCAACCAGTTGATACCTGGCCACCTGA